ACCGGATGGCCCAAAAAAAAAATTTGACCTGGTCAAAGCTTACGAGGTACGAGTCTTTCGACGTTAAGGAGCGGGAAATAATGCCGCCAAAACTAAAGGGGAGACAAAATGTCGTCATGTGGTCCAAAATACTTGTCTTTTTTGTTAGTGCGATTACACGTGGACTTGTACTATGTGTCTCCTAAGCTAAGCTTCGGGTATAAATATAGGTTCGGTATATTAATCGGTTATATAAAAATGATTTGGAGAGTAAATAAAGATGACAAACGGGTTAGGGCGTTTAGGTATAAAAAAAGAAGGTTTTACTCTTTAGCGGAGTATTTATTAGCCCCTTTGGCTACTCATCTTTGTAAGGGTCGTATATTTCCAGACGATAAGTATCTTGTCCCAGCGTATACCGACGAGGCGTATAGTTTCCTGGTGTTTCTTAAGGAAGAAACTCGTACACCGTTTCAGATATTGAAGGATGAGTGGAACGTGGAGTTTAAAGAGATCGAGGTGGAACTCTCCCGGTTACGATCTGGCCCCAAAGACGCCGGCGAAGAGGCCGGCGATAAGGAGGGCTCTCTTTCAATCCCCATCTCAGTATGTGGCGAGACGTCCTTGGAGGAGGACGTTTACGAGGACTAATAAAGGTGTGTCAAAGAAGAAATTAAAGGCTAGTGATTATCAGATCTATGAAGATCGAGTGGGTGGAGATAATGGATGGACAGTGACATCCACTGGTGATTGTACTATGCTCAATAATTACGTTAGAGGTATTGGTAGGGACCAGCGTGACTCGACATTGACTAAGACCGTTCATATGCATTTTAGCGGAGTATTAATGGCTAATGATGCATTTTGGGAGGCGCCTAATTATATGACTATGTATAGTTGGATCATTTTAGATAATGATCCTGGTGGTTCGTTTCCTAAACCTGCTGACATATTTGATATGACGGATAAGGATTTTCCGTCTATGTATGAAGTTGCAGAGAGTGTGAAGCCCAGGTTTATTGTTAAGAGGAAGACTCGACATTATCTTAGATCGTGTGGTGTTGCTTTTGGCGAGAAGCAGAATTACAAAGCTCCTACACTTGGACCGATTAAGAAACCCATTAGTATGGTGTTTCGTAATATGTGGCAGATGACTGAATGGAAGGACACTGCTGGTGGGAAGTATGAAGACCTAAAGAAGGGAGCTTTGTTGTTTGTTTGTATGTCTGATAATAAGGCTTCTCAATTTTCGTTTTCATTAAGGGGAAAGTGGAAGATGTATTTTATTAATAGAGATCGTTTTCAATAAAACTCCTCTTTCATTGCTACACGATATTCTTGATGGATTACATTTTCCACGAAATTGAAATCTTCAAACAATACATGGCTAATGCCATTTATAACTAGATTAAGAGAAATAACCCCAAGGTTATCAAGGTAGTGGTTGAGTCTCTTCAAGAAAATCGTTGTAAAACGCTGTCCAGTCAAACTCCGGTGACGTCCCAACGCCGTAAACTCGATCCAGCATAGGTGTATCCCCAGTTGTTTCCGTAGGTTGTAGTTGAAGCGGAGTTGTATTCTGATGTTGAACCACCCGCTCTCGCGGTGGTCCCATGATATGAGTTTGAGGTAAAATGGATTCTTGGTTTGATGCGTGTAGATCCCAATCGTTGATTGACGATGCGTTATAGGTTCCCCTGTGCGTAAATCCCTCACCACAGCCATGATGTATTGTGAATTTGCACTTACACGGTAGGTGGATCGTCTTCGGCTTCTTCGATATTCTCGTTATCGTAGAGAGGCTCCGTGATAGTGGTGAAGGCTGAATTTTGTATCGTCCAGGATTTAAGGGCTTCATTCTCTGACTTATCTAGGAAGTCTTTATAAGAAGCTCCGTCTCCTGGGTTGCATAAAATAATAGAGGGAACCCCCCCTTTTATAATACGTGGTTTACCGTATTTGAGGTTTGTCTGCCACTCCTTTTGTGCACCAATGAGATGCTTCCAGTGTTTCATCTTTAGATAGTGCGGATCGACGTCATCGATTACGTTGTATTCCACATCGTCGTGATATACACGCGCAGAGAAGTCTAGGTGTCCGGTGATGTAGTTATGTGTTCCTAGCGATCTAGCCCAAAGGGTTTTGCCAGTTCTTGATGGACCTTCGATGATTATTGATTGAGGACGCTCTATCGAAGGAATTCGCTTATGTTTTGTCGGCCCCGCAGGGGAAGAGGCTTCTTCTAAAATGAAATTGTTGTTCACCCATTGCCGTATTTCTTCTGGAATGTTGAATTGGGTGTGCGTAAATGGTGGTGTGTAAACTGCAGGTGGCGGTGCGAATATAGCGGCGAGGTTTGGTTTGAGGTTATGGTATTTGAATAGAAAATCGTGAGGCAGTTTCTCACGAATAATTGCCAACGCCGCTTCCGCCGATGCTGCGTTTAGTGCTTCTGCAGATGCATCATTAACCGTCTGTTGACCTCCTCTTGCAGATCGACCATCGATTTGAAATTGACCCCAGTCGAGGTAATCTCCGTCTTTTTCGATATAGGACTTGACGTCGGAGCTAGATTTAGCTCCCTGGATATTTGGGTGGAAGCTTCTACTGGCACTTGGATGCCGTAAATCGAAGTGACGGGGGTTACAGATTTGTACTTTTCCTTCGAATTGGATAAGCACATGGAGATGAGGTTCCCCATTCTCGTGTAGTTCTCTTGAGATACGGATGAATTTCTTGTTAGATGGACAGGCGAGGTTCTGCAGCTGCTCTAAGGCTTCGTCCTTGGAGAGAGTACAGTGTGGAAAAGTAAGAAAGATGTTTTTAGCTTGGATGCGATATTGCTTGTTAGTCCTCCCCATTTATTTATTTGCACAATGAATCGGAGTATCTCAAATTTCTCATTCTATTGGAGTAACGGAGTATCATATATAGTGTCTCTAAAATCCTTGTCGCGTAGCGAGTGTTGGGCCATCCGTATAATATT